TGTTACAGAATCATTTTGCTCAAATAAAAGACTTTGTGCAATTTTTTGAATTCTACGCTTAATGTAAATCATAAGACGTCTTACATTAACTCTGTCCAAAGATGTTCTAGCAATTTGTGATGTCTTTTGACCAAAAATTACGAATTGATTATTGGGGAAGTTTGCGATAGGATTAATTCTTGCCTCGTAAAGTGTATCACGATCTGCTGCGTTTAATCTTACATCTGTAGACCTTACAGAACTTAAGGCTCCACGAGAAAATCCTGCAGGCGCAAACCAAGGACTTCTTGTAGCAGCATCTGACTTAGCCATAGCACCTAGTGCAACAACAGATGACGGAACTCTAACAGTTCTTTGATTTGTTAAAGAAGCTGTTGCATCATCACCTCTATCAATCATAACAACATCTGGGAAATATGTTGCTACATATGATGAATCAACTTCTCTTAAATCAAATGTAGATGAAGTAACATCAACATCAGCTCTACCAGATGCAATACCGTTAGATGAAACATAAATTCTCTCTGAAGAACTTGTGTAATGAGGTATATCCATCAGATAAATTGCTTTGCCATACTCTTTTACTCTTCTTGCAGCAAAGTCTGTAATTAAAGATTCTCTAATTCCTGGCACAATTAAAATATTTGTATCAACAATTAACTCATCTGTCATTAATCTTACAGCGTTCTGGTATGATACTACAGAATTATTATTTAATCTTTCACCCTGCATAGGATCAGCAAAATAATTTGTAAGAGTTAACCCGCTTGAAAATCCTCCTGGCGCTGCATGACCATTTTCGTCTTGTGAAGAAGATCTATCTGTAAAGTAAAAAGAGTCTCTATTAAGAATATTAACGCCATCAAAACCGCCAAAGAAAGGAGCTGTAAACTTGGCCATCAAACTATACTTGTTAAACTTAACAGGATCTTCATTTAACATTTTTGCCATTGTTACTCTAATATCAAAATTATCTTCGACAGCATCTTCAGCATCAAAAGGATCTTTGGCGTGTGCCATATTAATTGTATGATTAACAGAGTCATACATATTATTTAGTCCATCAACATCAGCGTTTCTAATATAAGCTGCTTCTAAAAATGCATCTAGTGAAGAACCTGTTACGCTGGCAAGATCTGCATAAGGAAAAGAAACTTTTGCTAAAGTAAACTTATTATTATTAAATTTGTCAGCATCTGCTCCATCAAACTTGAGTGTGCTATGATTTGTAAGCAATTTACACAAATTTTCCGTAAGTCTTGAATATCTAGAAACGTCAGACTCTTTATTAGGATTATCAATATCAGTTACTTGCATATTGAAAAGACCCCAATAGAAGTTTGTCTTGACTGATTCGCTTGTGATTTTTGCTCTTGTGGTGTCATTCAAAGATTGACCGAAATATTTTTGAAAATATTGTCCACTTGCATTTTTCATATCACCGCGAGTTACTTTTGATCTAAAAGGCAAAGGAGGTAATATTGCTGAGCCTAGTTTATTAGCTGCACCTGTTATATCTACGACTTTTCCTGTAACAAAAGGAACTTGATTTGCACCTCCGTCTTTACCGTCAGGTGTTGTTCTTAGCGCAGGAATACCTCTAAATCCAAAAGGAAGAGCTTCATCAGGAACTTCACCACGAAGTACGCTATCTGACATTACGACTCTAACTCTTGTTGATTTATTCGGGAAAGTTCCCTCTCTTACTAGTCTCTTTTCGTCTTCGTCATCTACATCTAAAGATAATTTAATTTTTTGATCACCAATCATTCTTGCAACAAAGTTTTTTGAATTTGGATCTAGACTACATCTGCTATAAGATTCATAAATAATAGGATTATCATCTGTATCTTTCAAGTCTCTTAATTGAACTGTAAATGTTCCAAACTTATAATTTTTTTCTGTTGAAGCTCTTAAGTCAGCAATTGATAGTTTATATTTGCTGCTAGCATAAGATCCATCGTCTAATGATTCAACATGAAATAGATCGTATTCTGTTTTACCGAAAGGTTGCGAAATAAAAGAAGTTGTTTGAGGCGCTGAGAATCTTGAAGAAAAGTCTCCAAAGTTATTCATGTGAGTATTATTACCTCTAACAACAGCAACAGATTCATTAGCAGTATTAACAGTTGCAATTTGGTCGTCTACCGGAAAGTCTGCATATAAAAAGTGAAACTTTGTATCAAAAGCAAAAGAATCTGTATTTAAAACTTTACTAATATAAGAAGGACTGCTTGGATCTAATGAAACACTAAATGACTTAGCAACAGTACCATCTGATTTTACAATATGCAAATCAAATAAACCATCATTAGATAAAGTTGCTGTATCATTAACAGCAATGTCCGCTGAAGGTCCTATTCTCAAGGTATAATCTTTGTGCATAAAAATCATAGCACGAACTAATTGTATTTGGTTATCGGTTTTATTATCATTAGTAAGATCATTATCTGACGGATCCTCATCCATTTGAGTTGTGATGGAATCGTTGTCATTAATGATACCTAGTGTAACATGTTCTGCATTATTAACTAAGTGATCTGCAACAATAAACTGAACAGCGCCATGTGCTCTAGTTGCAGCATCATCTCCTGATTCTGCTGTTCCTTGAACTTTAAAGCCTGCGTATCCAACGCTTCCGTTTGCTGAAGATGTTCCTGTTCCTAGTATTCTACAAAAAGTTGCAGCTCGGCCGCTATTTGCAAAGTATTCAACAACAGAGTGAGCTGCTGATCTATTTTGGTCAGGGGCACCAAAAATTCTAATAAATTCTTCGCTACTTGTTACTGTTGTCGGGACAAAAGCTGGTCCTTTTTCTGCCGGGCCAATAACTCCTACAGGGGTGCTTAAATTTCGCGAAAGAGGACGAGAAATAACTTCTATTTCTCTTTCAAAAAACCCTGGAGACTTAAATGTCTGTTCAGCCATAATTCTATGCTCCTAATTAATCTTATTCAATTTATAAATATCAGTATCTATCTTAATTATTCTTTATTTGTTGAAATATTAAACAAAACCTCAGCAAATCTTGAATCATATACAGTTTCTCCTTTGCCTTTGCTTGATTTAACACCAACAGGAATTAATTTTCCTTCACTATTTCTCATAAAAACTTTTTTATTATTTTTATAGTCAGACCCTCTTGCTCCAACAAAGTCTGATGTGTAATCTTTTTCGTTTTTATTTATTGCGCTTCCTTTAGAAGAATCAGTATCTAACAAATCATTAATATTATTTGCGCTATTTTGACCTATTCTTTGCGCAGGAATATAAGAATATTCTGTTGCTAAATCATCTAAAATGTGTGCATCTGGATTCGAATCAACTACTCCGCCAAGGCTTCTTGGTTCTAAATCAACAAAGTCTGTAGCAACTTCAAAAGAAACTTCAGCAGCACTTCTAAAAGATCTTAGTGCTGTTTTTCCACCTAAAATATTTGGAGAAATAATATAGCCTGTTGCTGATATTGTCATGCTATATTTAATATAGCGCTCAGCATCTGTAAAGTCTGCATAATTTGTATCTGGACTCAGCGAAGAATCAACAAAAGCGCTAAACCAATATCCTTTGTCACTTTCTATTTTAAATTGATGACCAGGATTAAGCGTGTAAGCACTCATTATTGTTTCTAATATTTCGTTCATTTGTTGCGTAAAAGATGACCAGATTGTAATCTCATAACTTGCACCAAAATATTTTACAGGAGGCATTTCAATAGTTTCGATTATGTTTTTATCTATTCTTGGCTTTAAAGATAAATCAGCATTATTTTGTAAATCTTCACCATTTATATTTGAAAGATTTTCTATATTTTTGTTTTGTCTAAAAGCCAGGTCTTTTTCTGAAATTCTTTTTGTTATGACATGTGGAAACATTTGATTATTAGCAATTCCTTTTTGTGGAATTTGATCGATATTATTTCTAGTTATAGATATAAGTGGTAAAACGTGAGTACCATTTCTGTCAATAATAGGCTCTTTTCTTTGTATTAATGCAAATCTTTCACCTGTCGCAAATATAACGGGTATTTTTCTTTGTTCTTCTTGCAGCATATAATAAAGAGGAATATCTTTATCAAATAAATTAAAGACAGCTTTATCTAAGTCTTCTAAACCGCATGATGGAATTACATAATCAGGTATGTTCTCACCTTCGTAACCTGTTGGTGCATATCTGTTTTTAGAATCTAAATTAAACTTTGTGCTCATTATTCATCTCCATAAAAAGAAGATCCTATTCCGTTGATACTTTTAACAGTGCCATCAGGTGCAACTTTTTTAGGTCCTGTAATAGGATCTTCTAAAACACCATCTTTTCTCAATCGTCTTATATCAGCGTCATTTGTTCCTCTTTGTTGTTCAAATGTTGTTTGAATTGCATCTTGGTCTGAATACCATTCATCAATAGGTCCATGAGGTCTAACATTGATTTGATTAAGACGTGTTTGTTTCCCAGTAACTTTCATCGACGCTATTCTTTCAATTTGTCCATAAATTAGCTTATCATAAATTATTGATGTAGCTTCAAAGAAATAAGAACCATAAGAAAAATAGTCACCTTTCTTAAAGTCAATATTTCTATCCAATAAGTCTCTATATTGCATATAAATACTTAATGTTTTAATATATTCTGTACCAAATTTTGTTGTTTTTGTTTCTGAAGGTTGCCATTCAACAAGACACTCTATTTCAATAGGCGGATTAAAAATTTTATCTATCGACTCTTCATACATTTCATGCACTTCAGATATATCATTTCTTACTGTATAATAGTATATTTTTTGTCCTGCTACATCTTTGATAATTTCTTTTGTAATATCTGCAAAAAAATCAACTTCTCTTTGTCCGACAAATAATCTAGCCATTTTTTTATCCTATAATTATTGCTCTTCCGTTAGGAACTGGTATTTTCTTTAAAATATTTAGCATAGACTCAGCTTGCGCTGCATCTGCCTCTAAAAGCTTTTGATATGTTAACTTTTCTAAAGTCGAGGATAAACTATCTAATAAACGCTGCTTATCTTCTCGACCTTGACTTATTAAGTCTGAACCATTCATTTGCAATTCACTTCCTGGAATTGGCACTGAACTGAATTTTGATCTTACAAGTCCTAACGTTTCTTTACAAAGAGCAAATGTATATTGCCTTATCCATTGACGACTCATTTGATTTATTTTACTATATTGTATATTTCCAAAAGGAACATTAGATAAATTTGAAACACCATCAATTGAAGCATCATCATAAGGTAATGATGGTTTATACGGATTAGATGGAAAAGAAAATTTTATAAACAAATTCATAGGATTATCATTTGAAGGTTTTGGAAATATTCTTA